ACACAGTGTTGCCATGCTTGCTGCGGCCTACGCCGCAAAAGGGCATAAGGTACTATTGGTGTCTGATCGAGTCGCGTTTTTAAAGAGCTGCGCCGAACTGATCGGTGAAAAAGCAGTATGTGTTACGGGTGAGGTATCGCATGAAAACAGAGAAACACTAGTGGATGAGATATTGTATGGAGATAAGACTGTATTATGCGGAACACAAGCAATTTTCAGTGAGGGTATCTCTGTAAATAGTCTCAGCTGTTTAATACTAGGGACTCCTATCAATAATGAGCCTCTACTGACTCAGCTCATAGGTCGTGTTATCCGTAAGCAAGAGAATAAAATTGATCCAGTAATCATAGATATACACTTAAAAGGCAAGACAGCCTCAAGACAAGCCTCTAATAGAATGGGCTACTATATAAAACAGGGGTATGAAATAAAACAAATATGAAAAGACCAGAATTTACATTTGAGGACTTAATACACCCTCTAACAGACGCAGCCTTTCAAAGCACAGTTAAAGGCAAAAAACCAATAGTAATTAGGGGCAGTTCTTTTAAGAATAACTTCTTTGGAGATATTACTTCTTGGAGTGATATATCAAAGTATGTATCTAATGATAGAGCCGTAGCGGGGTTACAGATGATTCAGCCGGACGGAAGTAAATTATGTATGGAAAAGAATAATTTACACCGAAAGAACAAGCCTGGCTGGACTAGAGACGACTGGTATGAAAAGGCATTTGTATCTGATATATGGAGAAATGGAGGCAGTATGATACTTACTAAAGCCTCTATGCTTAGTCCTAATATATCTGCCATTGCTTCTTGTTTGGAGCAGAGGTATGAGAATAGTAATGCAGATGCGCACTTTTATTGTTCCCCGAAGAGAAGTGCAGTATCTTTTGAATGCCATGCGGATCAAGACGATAACTTTTTAATTCATGCAATCGGTTCCGTACATTGGAAAGTCTACAACGTCCATGCACGCAGTGAGAAAGATGCAGAAGGCAGAAAAAGATTCACCAGTAGGATGACAATGACTGCTGAGGAAGAACAGAAGCACGAACCCATAATTGATACTATACTAAAGACAGGAGATTTGCTATACATTCCTGCAGGCATGTTTCATAAAGCAGTACCTGATAGCGCACGAGTCTCTATCTCGGTTCCTCTTGCTGAGATGAGTTCAGCACGATCAATAGATAGAGATTATTATGACTTCACAAAAAATATTTCTTGACAAATAGCGGATAGTTTGATATAATATGCTCTTATTCAATTGGAAGAAGATATATAGGATTACTAATGGAAATGCTTACGATTGCGTCCTGATCTTCAAAATGCTAACGAAGGGCTTAGTGCCTAAAAATCGTTACGATAGAATTTATAAATTCTACATGAAAGATTACAGTGGCGATTCATTCATAGCGCATCCTGAAGTTTTGTTATATAATTTGGATAAATATACAAAAATAGAGGTAGGTCAATACCTCGCACTAGCATCTCTTCGATCGTTGGCAGCATATTACGCTACGGGAGATACAACCTTAGACCTGTTCCATAATTCTATAGACAGGTCATTATTTATAAACAATAGACTACTAAGTATTGAGGGTGATATAATGACTTTCAAATACGAAGAAGTCCCTACGGAGAAGCACTAACATGGCATTATCATTTGCAAAATCAAAAGGCGCAGCACAAAAATCATCAATCAGTTCTTTCGTTTACCGAGATGGAGACAACTCAGTACGTTTAGTGGGCGATGTACTCGCTCGTTATGTATACTGGATAGAAGGCAAGAACGGTAAGAACATTCCTTTCGAGTGTCTTTCATTCGACCGTAACGAAGAGCGTTTCAACAACATGGAAAAAGACTGGGTTCGTGAATACTACCCAGACTTGAAGTGTGGCTGGAGCTATGCAATGCAGTGCATTGACAACGGCGAAGTCAAAGTAATTAACCTCAAGAAGAAGCTGTTTGAGCAGATCATGACCGCTGCTGAAGATCTTGGCGACCCTACTGATCCAAGTACTGGCTGGGATGTTAAGTTCAAGCGCAGCAAGACTGGCCCACTAGCCTACAATGTTGAGTATCAGTTGCAAGTACTGAAGTGTAAGCCTCGTGTACTAGAAGGTGCAGAGCTGGCTTTACTTGATAGTTTGAAATCTATGGATGATGTAATGGCTCGTCCTACACCAGATGCTCAGAAGACTTTGCTTGACGAGATTCGTGAAGCTAATGTAGAAGAGATGGACGGTGACTTGGATGCCGAGTTCAATATCGGATGATATTATTTACGGCAGACTGGCACATTAAGCTAGGTCAGAAAAACGTACCACGCGAGTGGGCACTAAATCGCTATAAGCTGTTCTTTGAACAGCTTTATGCTCTCGAAGACCAGTGCAGTATGCACATTATTGGAGGAGATTTATTTGACCGTCTGCCTAATATGGAAGAGCTGGAGCTTTACTTTTCGTTTATTCGGAAAGTAAAGATTCCAACCATAATCTATGATGGAAATCACGAAGCTACTAAAAAGAACAAGACATTCTTTACTCAGCTAAAGCAAGTCTCTAGGGATATAAATCCCTTAATAAATGTAGTAGATATATCGTATATTGATGAAGATTTAGGTTATGGCATTCTACCATATGCTGATTTACATAGAGCAGATAGTATAGAAAAGTTTAACATTAAGAAGCCTCTATTCACGCACGTTCGTGGAGAGATTCCTCCTCATGTTAAGCCAGAGATTGATTTAGATAGGTTTGAGGACTTCCCTGTAGTATTTGCAGGCGACTTACACTCACACAGTAACACGCAGCGAAATATAGTATATCCAGGATCGCCTATGACAACTTCTTTTCATAGGAATGTAGTTGAGACAGGTTATCTTCTAATTAATGAAGAAGACTGGTCTTGGTTCTGGGAGAGATTTGAACTACCTCAGTTGATTCGTAAGACTGTCACTGACCCCGTAGATATGGTAGCAACAAACTACCACCACACCATCTACGAGATAGAAGGTGATATCCAAGAGTTAGCAGGTATTAAGAATACAGAGCTACTAGATAAGAAAGTAGTAAAGAGATCTTCAGAAGCTGCGCTAGTTATAGAAAAAGATATGAGCATAGAGGAAGAGTTAGTAGAGTATCTAACTTATATCCTAGAAATAAACCAAGAACGTATACCGGATATTATAGGAATTTTTAATGATTACGCTTCAAAAGTTGAAATGGAGTAACTGCTTCAGCTACGGTGCGGACAATGAGTTAGACCTCTCAGACAGTACATTGACACAGATAATTGGTACTAACGGTATGGGTAAGTCATCCATACCGTTAATTATTGAAGAGGCTTTATACAATAAAAACTCAAAGGGCATTAAGAAAGCAGACATACCGAATAGGTATGTAAACAATGGATATAGCATAGACTTATCCTTTACTAAAGATTCGGAGAATTATACAGTTATAATTAACCGAAAAACTAACATCAAGATTCAGTTGTTACACAACGGAGAAGATATAAGTAGCCACACTGCTACGAACACTTACAAGTCTCTGCAAGAGATACTTGGTATTGACTTTAAGACATTTACGCAGTTAGTATATCAAAATACAAATACTAGCCTACAGTTCCTTACTGCAACAGACACAAACAGAAAAAAGTTTCTGATAGATTTGTTACACCTAGAGAATTATGTACACTTATTTGATATATTTAAAGAAGCAGCCAAGAGCAGTACAGCTAGTCTTACAGCGATTGAAGCTAAAATGGCAACTATTGAGAAATGGTTACAAGACAATAAACTTAGTGATACTACCGTACTGCCACTGTCTGAAATACAAATTAATACGGAAGATGATGAGAAAGAGTTACGTTCTTTATCTATAGAACTTCAAAATATCTCAGAAATAAATAAAAAAATCTCTACCAATAATCAATATAAGACTATGTTGAGCAAGATAGATTTAACTAATGTGCAAAACATTACAGCTACAGGACTTAAGTCTTACGATACTATACAGGCAGAGCGAGGTGGTCTTACACAAATCGCAGCGGGGTCAAAGCAAGCCATCGAGAAGATGTTGAAGCTAGGCACACACTGCCATACTTGTGAGCAATCTATTGACCAAGAGCATATGCAAGAGTTGGTACAAGCAGAACAGTCTAAGATTGATGTTGCAAAAGCAAGAGTAGTTGAGATAAAGAGCGAGATTGAAGAGATTATGGAAAATAATCGTCAATTCGAGCTAAAAATATCAATGCAGAAAGAGTGGGAAGATTTGTATCGAAGTATAGATAACAGTATCCCTACAGACCCTCTATCTGCCTCTTCTCTTGAAGATAGAATAGAGTCATTGCGTACAGCACTACAAGAAGCGAAAGACAGTATAAATACGATTGCAAAAGAAAACGAGAAGAGAACTAGAAGGAATACTCGTATTCAGGTAATTCAAGAACAGACAGATGGATTTATCGCGGACTTGGATGAATGTACTGCGCTGTTTAATGAAGAACAAAGCATCGCATCTAACTTAGAAGTATTAAAGAAGTCTTTCAGCACTAATGGGCTACTGGCATATAAGATAGAAAACTTAGTAAAAGAGCTAGAAGAACTTACTAATACATATCTTGCAGAGCTTTCAGACGGACGATTCACACTTGAGTTCGTAGTTTCAAATGATAAGTTAAATGTTCAAATTACAGATAATGGGAACGTAGTTGATATTCTAGCTCTTTCGAGTGGAGAGCTAGCGAGAGTTAATACTGCTACACTTATTGCGATTCGTAAGTTAATGAGTAGTATTTCGAAGTCTCAAATCAATATACTGTTCCTAGATGAAGTAGTAAACGTGTTAGACGATACAGGCAGAGAAAAGCTGGTAGAGGTACTCTTGCAGGAAGAAGGTCTTAATACTTATATAGTGAGCCATGGTTGGACACATCCCCTACTTGAGAAAGTAGAAGTGGTCAAAGCTGGCAATGTTAGTAAACTGGAGAAATAGTGCAACGAAGGAATATAGCTAGACAAATGCAGCAATTATCTGCAAGGCGTAGAGTCGCGTTTCATCACATAAAACCAGAGCTTTTAGCTAAGGCGGAGAAATCCGAAGAGGACGAAGAAATAAATAATGGTAGATTCAAGAGCGAAAGGAGCGAGGGGCGAGTATCTAATTAGAGATATGCTTAGGGATGCTACAGGACATAAGTTTGAGAGAGTGCCCGCATCGGGCGCTCTCGAGTACTTAAAAGGTGATTTATATGTACCACACGCAAAGAACCGTTTCTGTATCGAAGTAAAGAATTATGCAGAGTCACCCCTAAATGACTCTATGTTTACAGCCCAGAAGACGAACAACCTAATACGTTGGTGGAAGAAAGTAGAAGTACAAGCAAAAGGCGGTAACCAGGAGCCTTTATTGTTTTTTAAATATAACCGGTCTAAACCATTTGTAGTTACTGCAATAGAACCAGAAAACATTAATTATATGTATATTAACTGGCTAGGGTGTTACGTTTCACTAGCTGCAGAATGGTTACAACAAGAGAAGGTGGAATTTCTAGATGGCATTTAGTTTTAACGAAAAGCTTACCGTAGAAAAACGTAACGCCACGCTAGTAATAGATGCTTTAAACTTGGCATTCAGATGGAAGCATCAAGGTCGTAATGACTTTAGATATGACTTTCAGAGAACTGTTCAGAGTTTAGCACAGTCGTATGACTGTCAGCACATTATTATAACGGCAGATTGGGGTTCGTCTACATATAGAAAGAATATATGTGCGGAGTATAAGCAGAACAGAAAAGAAAAGTTTGCAGAGCAGACAGAAGAAGAAAAAGTTGCATTTGAGGAGTTCTTTGAAGAGTTTGAAGAGTCACTTAATGTGTTAGCAGAGGACTACTTGGTTCTTCGTTACAAGGGTGTAGAGGCAGATGACATTGCAGCGCATCTAGTGAAAGAGAAAGATAAGTATGGTTTAGAGTATGTATGGCTAGTATCTAGCGACCGAGATTGGGATTTGCTTATACAAGAAAAGGTTTCTAGATTCTCTTATGTCACACGAAAAGAAGTAACACTAGAGAACTGGTCGGAGCATTATAATGTATCTGTAGACCAGTATATCTCTCAGAAGTGTTTAACAGGTGATAAAGGTGATAATGTTGCAGGCATACCTGGCATTGGACCTAAACGAGCAGAACAGCTTATAAAAGAGTACGGCGATGCAATGGATATATACAATATATTACCTCTTACGAGCAAGTATAAGTATATTCAAGCTTTGAACGAGAATGCAGAGCAGTTACTAGTAAACTATGAGTTGATGGATTTAATAACATATTGTGATGATGCAATCGGTGCCGATAATGTGGCAGATATAGGACGGAGAATGAATGAACGTAACAATTGATTATAGAAGAGATAAATATCTTTCAGAGTTTAGCCACAAGACACTACAGGATAGATATTTAGTAAACGGAGAGACCTCCCCACAAGAAGCCTTTGCTAGAGCTGCTATGGCTTTCGCAGATGATGAAGCACACGCACAGCGATTGTATAACTATGTTAGTAAGTTGTGGTTTATGTTTTCTACTCCTATTCTTAGTAACGGCGGCACCAAGCGCGGTCTACCTATTAGTTGTTTTTTGAACTATGTGGAAGACAGTCGTCAAGGTATTACAAGTCATTACACAGAAAATGCGTTTCTTTCTAGTGTAGGTGGTGGTATTGGCGGTTGTTGGAATGATATCCGTTCTGTTGGTAGTAAAACCTCAGCGGGGTCAGAGAGTACTGGAGTAATTCCATTCCTGAAAGTAGTTGACGCAGAAATGCTTGCTTTCTCACAAGGTGTTACAAGACGCGGTAGCTACGCAGCTTACCTAGAGATGTCCCACCCAGAGATAGAAGAGTTTCTTGATATACGTAAGCCTACTGGTGGTGATGTTAATCGTAAGTCTACCAACTTACACCACGGTGTTGTTGTTCCTGATGCTTTCATGGAATTGATTGAGAAGGCTACAGTTACAGAAGGTTTTGATGATTCGTGGGATTTGATTGATCCGAATAGTGGTAACGTAACAAAAACTGTATCAGCTAAGACTCTTTGGGTAAAATTGATCCAAAACCGTGTGGAAACTGGAGAGCCTTATATTATGTTCGGTGATACCGTACAGGCAGGATTACCACAGTGTCAGAAGGACTTAGGCTTGCAAGTACACCACTCTAACTTATGTAGTGAGATTACACTTGCTACAGACAAAGACCGCACCGCTGTATGTTGTTTATCTAGTGTGAATCTGGAAGAGTACGATGAGTGGAGTAATGATGAGAAATTTATTCCTGATTTAGTGCGGATGCTAGACAATGTTTTAACACACTTTATCAGCAATGCACCTACAGAGCTAGAACGAGCAAGATATAGTGCAGAAAGAGAACGTAGTATTGGACTAGGAGCAATGGGATTCCATGCGTATTTACAAAGACATAATATATCGTTTGAAAGTGCTATTGCAAAAAGTCGCAACATGGCAATATTCAAACACATTAAACTCGCTGCGGTTAAAGCTAGTAAGCAACTTGCAGTGGAAAGAGGTGAAGCACCGGATGCTGCAGGTACTGGAATGCGCAACTGTCATCTTATGGCTATTGCTCCTAATGCTTCCAGTAGTATTATTTGCGGCAACACTAGTCCTAGTATCGAGCCTTATCGAGCTAACGCTTATACTCAGAAAACGAAGTCAGGATCGAGCCTGATGAAGAACGAGTACCTTGAGCATATTCTTCAAGACTTGGACCAAGATACAGATGATGTATGGAAAAGCATTGTAACAAAGGGCGGTAGTGTGCAACACCTTGAGTTCCTTGATGAGTGGACAAAAGATGTATTTAAAACGGCAGTAGAGATTGATCAGCGTTGGGTTATTGATATGGCAGCAGATCGTCAGAAAGAAATCTGTCAGGGCCAGTCTCTAAATGTATTCTTTCCTGGAGATGTATCCAAGCAAGAGCTGCATACCGTACATATGATGGCTTGGAAAAAGAAAGTAAAAACATTGTATTACCTACGAAGTGAGGCACTGAAGCGAGCTGAGACAATATCAGATGAAGTGTTAAGACAAAATATGTTCGATAGTATTGATGAAAACGCTTGTTTAGCGTGTGAGGGTTAAGATGAAAGTATTAAAGTTTAGTGCAAGCTGGTGCCAGCCTTGTAAAATGTTAGCAAAAACTCTAGAAGGTATGGAAGTGCTTTATGAAATTACAGAGATAGATATTGATGACCAGCCTGAACAGGCTGGGAAGTATCAAGTGAGAGGAGTACCTACAATGGTACTTGTAGATGATAAAGGAGCCGTAGTTAGTCGGCTAGTTGGTATGCAAAGTGCTACCAAAATAGGAGAGTGGTTAGCATGAGTAATTTACTAGAAGAAAGAGAATATTATAAGCCGTTTAATTATCCGTGGGCTTTTGAGCACTACAAGTCTCAGCAGCATATGCATTGGCTGCCTGACGAAGTAAACCTTGCAGACGACTTAAAAGACTTTCGAGAGAACCTGAGCGACGGCAATAAGCTGCTGCTTTCTAATATCTTTCGATTCTTTACCCAGGCTGACGTAGATGTGTGTTGTGGCTATGCTAAACACTACTTACCTACTTTTAAACAGCCTGAAGTAAGAATGATGCTAGTAGCTTTTGCTGCGATGGAAGCAGTGCATCAAGAGGCGTACTCTCTGTTGCTAGAAACATTAGGGTATGGAGACAATGAGTATCAAGAGTTCATGAAGCATAAAGCGATGATGGATAAGCATGAGCACTTGAGCAACTTTGGTATGAGCACTAAGATGGATATTGCTAAAACAATGGCTATCTATAGTGGTTTCACAGAGGGAGTTCAGTTGTTTAGTAGTTTTGCTATTCTACTTAACTTTCCACGACATAACCTTATGAAGGGTATGGGTCAGATTGTTACTTGGTCGATCCGAGATGAGAGTCTTCATGTTGAAGGTATGTCACAACTATTTCGCACTTTTATTCAGGAGAACCCAGAATTATGGAATGATGACCTAAAGTATGAGATTTATTGTGCTGCAGAGCGTTCAGTCGAGCTAGAGGATGCTTTTATTGACTTATGTTTTGAAGGTGCTGATGTACCTAACTTAACCCCTGAAGACGTAAAAACATACATCCGCTATATCGCAGATCGAAGACTACTAGGACTAGGCTTGAAGAAGATTTTTGGCAGTGATAAAAATCCTTTAGACTGGCTAGACTATATGTTGAATGGCGTTGAACACGCTAACTTTTTCGAAAACAGAGCCACCGAATACTCAAGAGCGAGTACTACCGGTAATTGGCAAGACATATTTAAATAAGGAATATAAAATGACAGATATAAAAGCAGTAGAGTACGAAAAGCAAGAAGTAACCATTGACGATGAGACATACTTCTTTGAAGACTTACCTCAAGAAGTGCAGCATAGCTTGAGTCAAATCTCACAAGTTAGATCTAGGAAAGAAAGAGCAATTCTGGAGGTTCAAGAAATTGAGATGATGGAAGCAGGTTATGTCAATATGCTCAAAGAAGCAATGATAGAGTTCAAGAAGTAAAAACAGTAAAAAGCCCCTTAATCGGGGCTTTTTATTGACTTAAAATAAGTAAGTAATTGTTCTTATGGTTGGGCGTAAATCATTTACAGGATCTTCAGTTATGCTAGAGTGTAGTCCTAGCACTGGCTTATTCAACTTATGATAATTATACATTGTGGACTCATAGAGTGTATCCAACTTATAGCCCACAACATCAAACGCTAGAAAATACTCACGAATAGCCGTCAAGTGCTCGGTCATTATAGTGTTATCATAAAGCCAGGCCCTAGAGCCGTTATAGTTATTGTACAAAGAGTAGTATATTTTAAATAACCCCTCTACTACCTTACCGGAAAACATACTAACGGTGGTGCCGTCAATTACCACACGAACTACTACGCCATCATTATTGAGTGTATTAAAGAACATCTCTGTAAATATAGGCTTTTTATTTGCATCAGAAGGAGTAGCTACCACAGACCAAGGATTATTATCCTGGTTGAGATATACCTCAGATGAGTCATAAAGCTCATTAAAGATAGCTTCTACTGATTCAAAGCTTTCTACATTTTCTACTGTTAGTGCCATTATTAATTCCTTGTTAGTTCTTTAGTTCTACTAAAGCTTTGCGAAGTTTACTCGCACGAATACGGGTTTTTTCTGCTAATTTTAATACTTGGGTCTTCCTATGTTCTGGTAAGCCATCTACATAGTCTGCTAATTTATCAAAACAGTATGCAAAAGTTTCTATAGGAGTAGCCTTGCCACTTAATAAGTGAGGCAAGTAGTTGTATACTGCTGCAGTTTCTCCCGCCATCCCGTACTTAAACGCCTCGTAGCTTCCTATGCAGCTATCTAGTATAGGGTCTGATTTGTGATTAATATACCTGGGCATATATAAGCATTTTTTATCCCCTAAAATACCTGAATCTTTTGTAGGTAGCTCATACCACTTATCAGGGTTTATTATAAATATAGATAAATCTACAAAACCTTTATTAATAGGGCTGTTAATTAGTGCGTAAGACTGGCTATGCTTTGGATGATCTACATAAACGCCTTCCCTGCTGAGAGCTAGCGCGTATTGACTCAACTTACTATCTGGAGGTAAGTCCCCCTGTTTAATATTAAGGACAAGACCACTTGTAACCACCAAAGAAAGCCCTGTTGCATTAGCTAGTGCAGTACCTACTTTATTTTTTGCCTTAGAGGGTATAACCCTATACTTAGCTCTTGGCATATTTTTCTTTATTGAGTTGACCGTGAGGGCGGTCAAGTCATTACATTCAAGGATTAGGATTTCTAGGGCTGACATGAGGTAGATCCTTATAATGGTTGAAAAATGCGTCTATATACTCTTGGGGAGTATCAGATGCTACTGGTATCATGCCTGAGTATTTAGCAGATAATATAGATCTTAACTTATTTACATCTGCTTTACCGCCTTTCCATATTGTATTATATAATGCACTGTAAGTTAAGTGTTTATGTCCGCTACCAAATAAGTATGTAGTTTTTCCTTGTGCTAAAGCTACTATACCCATCTCTGAGTTTTCACAACAGCCTACAATACTCGCTTCTCTCATTAGCTGGTGACCAGATATCTTTTTATCTATTATATTCTCTTCACCATACTTATGCTTTAAATTAGCTACTAGTCCTGGAGCCGTTATAGGGTGGCATTTAAGTTTCGCACCTTGCTTAATTGCATTCTCCATTTTATCCCAATTAAGTGCGTCATTAATAATATTAGTACCTGGTAGAAATATTACAAAATCGTGTTTAGCTTTTGCTTTACGAAGTCTATACTTATCTACACTATTGTTCGCTAGATCCTCAAAGATTCTCTGACCTTCATCAGTTATCTTTTCTTGCGACGCTTCTCGCATTATTTTATGGCTAAAATGCGCTCCAGCAGCTCGTAGGTAAATAAACTTAGCCATTGCATCAGTATATACATACCCATGAATATTGTCTGGATCGCCCATATCATACCAAACATCATACTCTACGCGTGTTCCTTTAGGGCCATTGTCTGGCAACAAAAGCCTTAATTCTGCTAACTCTTGAAGCTCATTACCTCTAGTAATATTTCCAGACTTAAAGAAGTGTGCTGCTGCATTGCCCAGCTCATCTTTTTCAGCTAATCTTTCCAAGGCCATTCTTTAACTCCTCTATTGTATCTTCAAGTTCTTCTATTCTATCTTCTGTTTCACGGAAGTGTTCCATGATTATTTCAAGAGTAACTTCTAGTCTATGCGACATACTCTTTACTTCTTGTTCTATTAAGCTTCTGTCCATTGTGATCCATCCCAGTAACGTGTATTATGTGCCGAGCCTGAAGCAACTTCTGTTTGAACCGCACTACCTGTCAATCTTTCATAGATTACAGTGTCAGTAACATTAGAGGTTGCTGTTGCCAGCGTAGTTATCGCTAGAGTTTCAAATACTGTCGTTATAGACGTATCGGTAGCTCTATTAGTAGCCTGCGAGGTGGCGTAAGCAGTAGTGTATGCAGTAGTCGTACTTAGTGTAGTAGCTGCATTTGTTCCATACACTGTACTAAATACTGTAGTAGTAGCTCTTAATGTAGTATTAGAAGTATTAAATACAGTATCAAAAACTGTGCTGCTAACTCTTGTAGTATTGCCTACAGTGTTATAAACTGTGTTAGTGGCCTTTATAGTATCAAAGGCAGTAGTAAATGCCGTCGTAGTGCTAAGCGTGGTTTCAACACTGGTGCCAAATACTGTAGTAAACGCTGTAGTAGTGCTTAAAGAAGTATTAAATACTGTGCTAGTGTTGAATACGGTATTCGTAGGCTTGCTTGTGTTAAATACCGTAGTAGTATTAAACGTAGTAGTTCTTGCAGTGCCTAGTGCCGTATCAAAAGCAGTAGTAAACGCCGTAGTAGTATTAAATACTGTGCTAGTGCTAAAAGCAGTAGTAGTGGCTCTGGTTGTGTTAAATACCGTAGTAGTATTAAAAGCAGTAGTAAACGCTGTAGTAGTGCTTAAAGACGTGTTAAATGTGGTGCTGGTGCTCCTATCTGTAGCAATACTTGTCTGTGTAGCTGGAGAAGTATCAAACAAAGTATTTGTAACCAGAGTAGTAGTCTTGCTAGTATTAAATACGGTGGTAAAGGCCGTAGTAGTTGCTCTACTTGTAGCAGTGGCCTTACTAGTGCTAGTTGCTCTGCTAGTCAATGTGCCATTAGAGGTGGCGTATACTGTATTTGTACTACCAACAGTGGCAATACTAGTAGTAAACACAGTAGTAAATGCAGTAGTGGTTGCCTTACTGGTGCCTGTTGCTCTACTCGTAACAGTATTTCTGCTAGTTTCAGTTGCTAGTGCGGTATTATATACCGTGGTGGTAGCTTGGCTAGTTCCTCTGCTTGTAATAAAAGTAGTAGTAAACGCGGTGCTAGTACTTAAGCTTGTAGCAGTGGCATAGGTAGTAGTAGTGGCTCTACTCGTATTAGTGGCTTTAGATGTATTATATACAGTGCTAGTCGAACGATTTGTAGCGATACTAGTAGTGTAGACGGTGGTAAACGCTGTGGTAGTGCCAAATGTTGTTGTAGTGCCTCTATTTGTGGCTGTGTTTCTGTTAGTCTCCGTTGCACGAGCAGTATTATACGAAGTAGTGGTATTACGATCTGTAGCAATGCTTGTGTTAAAAGAGGACACAAAAGTAGTAGTAGTAGCAAAAGTCGTACCAGTTGCCTTACTAGTGCCAAAGACGCTAGTAGTAGTTTTTGTTGTTCCTATACCTGTATTATAAGAGGTGGTATATGCAGTAGTAGTACCAAACGCAGTGGTTGTTGCTTTTGCAGTATTATACGAAGTAGTAGTATTACGAGCAGTACCGATACTTGTAATATAGGTAGTAGTAAACGAGGTAGTAGTAGCTCTACTTGTGCCCGTTGCTTTTGCCGTATTATACGAAGTAGTAGTATTACGGTTTGTAGCTATAGCAGTAGGTACGACAGTTACTGTATTGAAAGTAGTTAAGGTAGCCTTAGCGGTATTAAATACAGTAGACGTAGTATAGTTAGTAACTGTAGCCTTACTTGTTCCCGTAGCCCTAGAGGTAGCCGTATTTTTGGAGGTACCTGTCGCTTTCGCAGTATTATATGCAGTAGTAGTATTACGGCTTTCTGCAGTATTACGCGCGGTATTAGGTGCTGTATTTTTAGAAGTATTAAATACAGTATTGAACGTAGTACCAAACGTAGTAGCAGTAGTATATGCGGTATTAGTAATATAGGTAGTAACAAAAGTAGTACCAGTAGTATATGCAGTAGTAGTAGTATAACTAGTAAGAGTAGCTCGGCTCGTCGGCTTGCTAGTATTCTTAGACGTCAATCTAGAGGTGCTGCGCGAAGTCAATCTAGAGGTATTACGAGAAGTAGAACGAGAGGTAGAACGAGTAGTACTACTTGTTCTTCTTCTCACATTATAGTAGTAGGTAATAACACCTTTATAGTCAAATGTCCACTGTAGTGTTCCTCGCTCATAATCAAAACCGCCGTTAGATACATATGTCGTGCTAGAGCCAGTTCCCCCGGTGACTTCGGTGGTTTCGTTCCATAGGATGTAGATGGGGTTGGTTTCGTTGGAGTTATATGACCAATAGTAGGTAGGATCATTTAGATCGTAGAAATAAGCACTCCAAGCATACGTAACAAGCGTATTAAAGGTCGTATTAAAAGTAGTAACGAATGTTGTATTAAAAGCAGTGTTGAAAGTAGTAGCATAGGTGGTGACATATGTAGTATTGAAGGACGTAGTAGTATTACGACTTTCAGCAGTACCACGGCTTTCAGCAGTATTACGAGAAGTATTACGACCTTCAGAGGTGTTACGACTTTCTGCAGTATTACGCGCTGTATTACGAGAGGTAAGAAGACCAGTATTAAAGGTAGTAACGAAAGTAGTGACAAAAGTAGTAGCAGTAGTATACGCAGTAGCAGTAGCCTTGCTAGTAACAAAAGTAGTAGACGTATTAAAAGACGTTACAGTATTAAATACAGTTGAGGTATTAAAAGATGTAGTAGTGTTACGGCTTTCAGCAGTGCCTATGCTTGTATTATAGGTGGTAGTGGTATTCTTAGACGTAGCAGTATTTCTAGTGCTATTAAAGCTAGAAGTATACGCAGTATTAGTAGCTTTGCTTGTTACAAAAGTAGTAGACGTATTAAAAGCGGTAGTAGTGCCTCTGGAAGTGCCTATGCTTGTATTAAAAGACGAGACAAATGCTGTACTAGTAGCTTTGCTTGTTACAAAAGTAGTAGTAGTGGCTCTGCTCGTAGTAGTGGTTTTAGAGGTGCCTATGCTTGTAACAAACGTAGTAGTATATGCAGTAGTAGTAGCAATACTGGTATTGAATGCGGTAGTAGTATCACGTGCAGTAGCAGTAGCTCGTGCGGTGCTAATACTAGTACCAAAAGTGCTTATAAAAGCAGTATTAGTAGCTTTGCTTGTTACAAAAGTAGTACTTGTCCCAAAAACAGTGTTAGTATTAAAAGTAGTAGTAGTAGCGCGAGAAGTGCTAGTGCCTCTACTAGTGCCTATGCTTGTATTAAAGAAAGACGTATAAGCAGTATTTGTTGCTTTCGCTGTATTGAAAGTAGTAGTGGTATTAAAATTAGTAGTAGTCGCTATACTCGTATTAGTATTAAATACTGTAGTAGTATCTCGCGCTGTAACAACACTTGTATTATAAGATGTGTTAAACGAAGTAGTCGTTGCCTTACTTGTGTTAAAAGTAGTAGTTGTGGCAAAGCCTGTGCCGGTAGTAAAGGCAGTAGTGGTTGTAAACGAAGTAGTAGTACCTCGTGATGTGCCTACGCTTGTATTAAAGAAAGACGTATAAGCAGTATTTGTTGCCTTAACCGTATTAAATACAGTTGAGGTATTGAAAGAAGTTGTAGTGTTAAATGTAGTTGTAGTTGCAAATACAGTACTAGTGCCTCTCGAAGTTCCGAGGGCTGTATTAAAAGTAGTAGTAAAGGCAGTAGTGGTATCAAAATTTGTACCAAATACAGTAGTGGTGTTAAAAGACGACACATACGCAGTGTTAGTACCGCGAGCTGTGTTGAAGACTGTGTTAGTAGCTCTAGCTGTCCCACGACTGGTCTGAGTGGCTCTAGCAGTATTAAATACAGTTGAGGTGCCTCTGCTTGTGCCTGTCGCTCTGTTCGTAGAGGTAGCTTTGCTAGTGATCAAAGTAGTTTGGAATACGGTATCGAATACTGTACTACGAGAAGTAGAAGTCGCGATGCTCGTATTAAATACTGTGTTAGTAGAGCGAGTAGTGCTGGTAGCTCTAGCTGTATTAAATACTGTGGAAGTAGCCCTACTTGTTACTGCACTTGTATCGAAGGCAGTAACATATGCGGTTGTAGTAGCTCTGCTTGTTACAGCAGAAGTTAATAATACTGTAGTAGTACCAATTAAAGTTTCAAAAGTAGTAGTAAAGGCAGTCGTGGTACCCCTGTTAGTTTCTAGGGCAGTATTAAATACCGTGGTAAAAGCAGTTCCAGTACCTCTACTAGTAGATGCAACAGTGTCAAATACAGTACTAAATGTAGTTATGGTACTAATGCTTGTAGGCGAGACGGTATCAAATACAGTTAGATACGCCGTGCTAGTGCTTATGGTAGTGGTTTGGCTAGTATTGAAGGTAGTCTCAAACGCTGTATTAGTATCGAATACCGTACTAGTAGATCGAGTAGTGTCATAAATAGCAGACCAAGAAGTGCTAAAAGTATTGGCACCTTTAGCCAGGACATAGTTAACCGCACGAAGTGTACCCGCGCTACCTTTTACTACAATTTGGGAGGGCTCTACTAGGCCACTCCCTGTCCATACCTTGATTGTCATATTATACTATATACCATACATAGCCAGCGGGCTTGCCTGTGCCATCCGTAGGGACAGTTGAAGTAACCTCCCACATATCATTAGTAAGATCAGATAAAGCATCTGGTGCAGCTGTTAAAGAGGTGTAATCTATAGCTAGACCTTCTACATAGCTTTTAGTTACCACACTTTGTACTCTGCCAGTAGTAAAGTATTGATTAGTTCCTTCTGCAAGATTAGTTGTAGTTTGATTGGCTAAAGAAGATACGGTACCTGTAACATTACCGGAAAGATTACCAGTTACGTTACCTGTTAGATCGCCACTTAGTGTAGTAGCTTCTACGGAATCTATTACAAGCGTGCCCAACTCAAAGGAAGCGTGTGCTGTATTAATATCACCCTCAGGTTCTGGGTCATAGGCTTTGAAAACTTTGAATTTTTGATCTGTAATATCAAAGAACATACCTATGTGAGTATACCCTACACCGGTTGCTCCTGTATTTCTATTAGAGGCCCAGCCACTATCAACATTTAGAGGTGCTGCATCCCCGTCCCACTTGTCTCCAGAGGTGTGCCCCGTAGTTGCATTAAAATATATACTAATATTGCTAGCTAGTAGCTGTGCAGCACCAGTGATGTCTACGCCAGTGGCTTCTGTAGTTGCAAAGTTATCAAAAGACCACTCGAAAGTATCTACGCCACCTGTGCCTGTGCCAACCCCGTCGATTCTTACATAGTAATGCTTAGTAGTAGTACCTTCATAATGCCCCGTAAAGATAGCATCATCAAGGCCGCTACCTGTAAAAGCTGTGTTAGCAGCACCAATAGTATCGCCCGAGTTTAGGTAGATAAAAGTATCATCAACAGCTAAATTGCTAAGACTAACGGTTGATTGGTTGCCAAGAATAGACAAATCGCCCGCTACTGTGAGGTTGCCGTCTACACGAGCGTCGCCCTCTACACGTAGAGTTTTAAACTCGTTTTCTTTTGTAGATACATAAATACAACCATTGCTGGCATCAGAAACAAGACAGATACCAACTTCTGTATCCCAGTAAGGGTAAGTAGGTGCACCGGTTTGTAAAGTTCCAGGCGATACAGCTACATGAACAGGAGAACCGGCAGTGTAAGCAGAAGTATCAAGACCTTGTACAATACCTCTTGTAGTTACAAAACCATACGTAGCATTCTCAATAGTGTGTGTGGCTAGGCCTACTGCCCTTGCGTCGTCGTATGTAGTAGCATCAGCTAGTGCAATGGTGGGAACGTCACTAAAAGAACCAGATAACACTACGGGCGTACCATCAGAAATTGTACTACCGGTATTATTATATACTCGTACCCACTCTTCTTGTCCTACCTGCAGAGTTATCTCCGCTTCGGAGTTATAAACAGCTAATGCTTTATTTGCATCGTCATAAAATATACGACCTTCTGAGTGAGCAGGGTTGCTAGTAGTGGTTAAATCAATATGATCAGTAGTAACAAGGGTAGCTAGAGCTGCATTGACACGCGCATCAGTATAATATAGATTACTGCCTTCTGTAAGTTCGCCTGTATTTAGAGGGTTCAGCTGTACAATATAATCGTCGCCATCATTTCTCTTAATGAAAACCTTGCCATCATACGTGTTGATAGCAATTTCACCGAGTTGTAATTGGGCAGTAGTAGGTACGACACCCTGCACTGCAGAGCGTCGTAATTGAATTGTTTGTGCCATTTGGCTCTCCTAATCTTTTGCGTATATACGCAGGAGTTATATAAGGTTTTTAGAACGTTCCGCCGTCTACATTTGTGAGGGTTACAGCACCAGAGGTAACTGTGAACGAATTAGTATCAAAAGAAGCAATACCTTTAACAGAGGTAGTAGCAAGTGCTACACTATAAGTCACCGTACCAGCAGACTCTGCAACAGATAGGTTAGTGCCTGCAAAAGTAACACTATTACCTGAACCAATGGCGGTAGTGTTGGAACCGTCTGTTACATTAAAGCTAGTATAAATATCGTATTCAGTAGGTAAAGGAATATTATAATGAGTGCCAGTACTATTAGTAAACTGCCAACGATCATCACCCTCGTCCCACACCAACTCTACATTACCTTCTGTACCTCGTTCAATCTCAATACCACCATTCTGCGTGGGGGTTCCGGCTTCGTCTGAGTTTAACGTAATTACAGAATCACCGATATTTACTGTATTTGAATTAACAGTAGTGGTAGTTCCGTTTACAGTTAGGTCACCCTCTACGATAACATTGCCAGAGGTTGTAAGCGTTCCTGCCTGAATATCATCAGTTGTTAGCTGTCCATTAACAGCTATATCATTAAATGTAACGTTATCTGTGGTGCCTACGGCCTGTCCAATAGAGAGGGTTACTTTATTGTTAGCAGAGTCTACGGCAGTTGTTACACCAGTGCCGCCTTCAAAAGTAAGGGTGTCATCGGCTAAAGAAATTGTATCTGTACCAGTGTCACCGGCAATACCTAGATTAGTACTAATAGATGCGGAGCCCGCCGCGGTTAGACGACCCTTCGAGTCTACCGTAAACGTAGGGATAGATGTAGCAGAGCCATAGTCGCCAGCAGTTACACCAGTATTTACCAAAGTAAGGCTAAGCTCTACACTACCAGTGCCATCGAAGTTTACTGAACCAGAAGTCGCATCTCCAGAAGTACTAAAAGCTCGTGCGGTTTCTAATGCTGTCGCTGTTGAGGCATTTCCTGTTACTTCACCTGTCAGAGGACCACTAAAAGCAGTTGCCGTGATAGTACCTGCTGAAAAATCACCAGAGCTGTCACGCAGTACAAGAGTACTAGCGGTGTTTGCAGATGCAGCATTATCAACTATATCCGTGTAATACTTGCCGCCAATAACATCAATATCGCCTGAACTGCCACCAGGGCGTCCAATAAATAGTTTATGATCTCCCGCTACAACAGCAGAATATGCTAATTCACCTTGCGCTAGTGCTGTGGGTACAGCGGTGGCCGTACTGCGTTTGATTTTTATGATTTGAGCCATTGTTTACTCCAATGCGGGCTTAAAAAGCCCCTGCGTCTAGCGTATCCGAATCCGGAGAGCTGTTACCTATCATTATAGGAACCCACTCGGAGGTTCCAGGACTTGTTTCGCGATAGACTGAAAGTGTTTCTGTTGCGGTATTATACCAAGTATCTCCTTCTTCTATGTTATTTCCAGTTGGAGTTGACGATGAACGAAAGTCTTGAGAAGCTAATTGCTCAAGAGCTGCTTGTAGCGTTGAGGCTGTAATACTACCAGTAGGTGTTACGACTATCCCCGCCGCGTTAGCAATAGGAATAGCGAGAGAAGCTTCTACAATAGTATTGCTGGGTGTTATATTTATAGAAGTACTATTGCTGGGTGTTATAGTTATAGAAATAGCCATTATCTTGTAACTTCCTGTGTGACAGTAGCTTGACCTTGTAGTAGTCTAGTTACATTACCGTCATTGGCTGTAAACAGCTCAAGGTCATAATAGTAGACTCCAGCAGCTAAACCTGTCGTAATAACATTACTCATCTCCATCTGAATTACGCCATTAGAGGGAGTCAGAATGCTGACACTGAAGCTAGCAGCGGCTTCTATAGATGTCTTTTTTGAGCGCAGCTGAGCACGGCCAAAGTAGCCAGTCAAATCTTTAACGGCTCCGTCTTCGGTTAGTGCTAATTGAACGGCAAAGTCTGACCCTTGGTCAATTACTAGGTTGTATACAGCTGCAGTCATTTTTATTTCTCCATTGTGAAATTATAACCTCTGAGACATTTTATGTCAAGATATATTTTTTAGTTGGTTATAGCATATATCGCTACTTAGGATAAGTGTCTTTAATAGCCTTAATAGCTGAATAAAAAGCACCTGTATTATCTAATGTACCATTGTGAATATCATGCCATAAAGAATCTAGCTGTGCGGCAAACTCTGGATAAGCATTCTGTCTAAGTTGTTTATAAGGTGTTGTAGGGCTGCCGTCTTTTCGCTGTACCACCGCATCTAAAAGCTCATCATATTCGACAACTATATACTCCCCCTCCTGTGGGGGAGCATATACAAATGATCGAAACTTTTTCCAAATATCACCGTTTTCTACTTTAACCTTTTGAGGCCCGTATTTTATTTTACTGTTCTCAAAATCCCACGCTACGAACATATTTATCTTACTCCCATTATTATACCAGTAGTATTGAACATATAAACAGTATTACTAGTAGTCTCTTTTGCTAGTGTTATTTTCATTGTCACGATACCTGTTACATGGCTGCCGAGACTTCCTGTTAGTGCGAAAGGTTTTTCTTGGTTACTAGAACCTGTTCTACCACATACGGTTACAGCTGCTTGAACATAAGTATTTGCAGGTAATCCAGCAAATGCTTCTGGCCCTACAGTATAGTTGGGTGCAGGGATAGAGCCTATTGTTACATATGTAATACCTGTTCCATCGTAAAACGCTGACTGAACTTGTCCCGATACTGTACCTTGAGTAACAAAGTCACCAAAGCCTACTGCAGCAGATACATCTCCATTAAAAGTAAGATCGGTAGTCCCTTTAAAAGCATCTACAAACACACTAGCTACATTACCTATACTAACTGACTGAGCTGTGTCCGTTTTAAAAAACATTCTTAGGTAGGTTTTTTCATCTACACCACTTTTTACATAACCACTAACTATGGCAGTAGGTATGTGTCCTCCGGCGTGTGAAGCTGCATCCAGAACAATAGCAAATGCATCCTGTTGTGCTGTTGTGCCTGTAGCAGAAGCCTGTGGCGCTTCAAAAGGTATTATGTCTACAACGTCTCCTACAATATTGTCTGCATTCAAAGTACCTTTAATAGTCAGGTTAGTACCATCATAAAGAATGTGCTGATCTGCATCGCCAAATACAAACCTTCCATTATCTAAGTCAATATGAGCACCTTTCTCACTGCCTGAAGGGGCACTGTTTGCGTCTGGTATTGAATTAGCTCCAGAGTTTTTCATTGTACCTGCTGTGATAGAACCTAAGTCAGCAGTGATTGCAGAAAGCTCGCCAACACTTAACTTGTTCGCGTCAATAGAATCTGTAGTAATCTTACCACCATCAATAGTAGTAACATTACTATTGATCACACTAGCTGGATTATATGTAGAGGTTCCGTCTACAAGATTGGTTCCATCAAATGTAACTACGCCAGTAAAATTAGTGTGTATTATTACTGTTCCATAAGTTGCTACGCTTACTATAGACCCCGCTGAGGTTTCATTTACAAGGTAAGGTACTGCATAGTATGTATTTGTACTAGTAGCATCCTGCTCTCTAGCCGAGTTTGTCCATGTGTTAGTAGCACTTGCAGGGTGAGTAATACCGGCACCTGTAACTACTCCAGCAGACCAAGTATATGTATTACCTACTGGGGCACTTGGAGCACCCGCTGTAGTTTTCTCATAATATAAATAGCCGTGAGCCGTTCGTAATCCCGCATCTCCTGGGTCTCCTGGGGTTCCATCAGTACCAACGAACTTAACGTATGTTAAACCCGTAGGTACTGTAGTGGGAGATGACCCCGTCCACTCATAGAAATTAACAAATTCTTGACTGCTATAAGTAAAAGTAGCATTAGCACCTGCAGCACTA